GAGCTTCGCTTCGCTCTTCGACGATCCGCTCTTTCTCTCGCGCGCCGGCGTTGCGGCGATCACGAGCAGCAGTCTGACCGGGGAGAAGATCATTCAGAACCGAAGTCTGTATCTCAACGCGCAGCTCACGAATGAGCCGTCTCTGCCGGAGGCGGAGGCGGCGGTGTGGCAGGGTATGTACCTGCTCGCAGTGCCGGAGGGTCATGTTTATATCCTCAACGGCCGCCAGACCAAGACGTTCCGCAGCTCGGCACTCGGCGATTTCGTGTACGAGGGGTTTTACTGGGAGGACGTTCCGGCGCTGTGCTGGTATGTGCAGCGCTCCGGTACGGACGAGGCGCTGTACTTCGGCACGGCGGACGGGCGGATCTGCAAGCTAAACACGGACATCGAGGACATGAGCCGCTACAGCGACGACGGCGCGGCCATCTCCGCGGTGTGGGCGACGAAGTACGACGATGACGGTACGCCCGCCGTGCTCAAGATGCTTTTAAAGCGCGGCTGCTGCGTGACGATCAAGCCGTATGCGCGCTCGAGCGCCGAGGTGTACATCCGCGCCGACCGCACCGGCGGGCACGAGAAGAAGGTCGCCGGAAAGCCGATGGACATTCTGGACTTTTCCGACATCGACTTTGAGCGCATCACGTTCAACACGGACGAGAGCCCGCAGGAGATCTTCCTCAACCGCAAGGTGAAGAACTACAAGAGATTGCAGATCATCGTCCGAAACCAGGAGCCGAACGAGGGCTTCGGCATATTCCAGATCACAAAGCATTATGTGACGGGCAATTACGCGAAGAGGTGAAGACATGAGCATACAGGAACAGAAGATCACGGAAGCCGCCATCGCCGCGAACGGCGTGCAGAGCCGGCCCGACAAGCTGACCGGCACGGCAACGCAGAACAAGAAGGTATTCGACGCGCTGGTGACGGCGGTGGTGCGGGAGAAATTCAACGCCCTGCTCGATGAGCTGACCGGCACGACTGCCGCGGCGCAGATCGGCATCACGACGATCCCCGGCTTTTCGGCGGGCGATGTCCAGACGGCGCTTGAGCAGATCGTACAGGCGATGCAGGACGTGACGCAGGGCAGCGTTGCGGACGGGAGCATCACGCTGGCAAAGCTCGCCGCGGAGGTGACGGCCGTGGCTCTCGGCGGCGCGGCGGCGATCCATACGCACGGCGCGGGAGATATAAATTCCGGCGTTCTGGACGCGGCGCGCCTCCCGGTGCTGGACGGCACGAAGCTCGGCGCGGGAAGCGTCGGCACGGCGCAGCTCGGCGCGGCGGTGGTGACGACGGAGAAGCTCGCGGCGCTCTCGGTGCTCGCAACGCACATCGCGCAGGGCGCGGTAACAGCGCAGAAGATCGCGCCGGGCGCGGTGACGGCGGAGAAAATTGCCGCGGGTGCTATCATCACGGCGCTGCTCGCGCCGAACGCCGTGACCGCCGAGAAGCTCGCGAACGACATTCCGTATACGAAGTTCGGCCTTGCCGCCGATCAGGTGCGGCACGTTTACGCCGGAACGACGGAGCCGGGCGCCGAGCTCGGCAGTGACGGGGATATTTATCTCATGTATTCGGAGTGAGGTGAACGGAATGGGAACGTTCAGCACGGCAGAGCCAACGAATGTGGCGGGATGGAGCGAGGAAGTATCCGGCGAATTTGTCAGCATGTACAACCAGGGGAAGTACGGCTATGCCTACTATTCCAAATGCGCTGTTACGCGGCTTTCCGACAACTCTATCTGTGTGCGGATAAAGATGTACTCCAACGCAATCATGGGATGGGGAGCGGCAAACAAAGCGGCGTACATCCCCTGGGGCAGCAACGGCACGGAAAACGAGTTCGGCCCGAGCGAAGCGTACAATTACGGCAGCGGCTATTATCTTGCCGCCACTTATTACTACACGCTTCCGTCAACGTATACCGGCGCGACGGTGACTGCCGGAATGACCAGCGGGCACAGACCGACTACGGCAAACAGCCCGGTCACTCTTGCCGTACCGGAGCCGGTTGGCGATGTGCTGTACTTCAAGACCGGCGGGACGTGGAAGCAGGCGACGCTGTACCGCAAGGGCGGCGCATGGAAAAATGCGTCGGCAAAATTCAAAGCAGGAGGTATATGGAAATGAACGGTATCGACATTTCCCAGTGGCAGGGCGACATGGACCTGAGGCCCTATAAAGACGGCTTCGTCATCATTCGCGGCGGGTTCTGGACGAGCGCGGACCCGTGGGCGGAGCGGAACATCGCAAAGTGCGAGAAGCTCGGCATTCCGTGGGGGCTTTACTGGTATTCCTACGCGCTCAGCGAGGCGCAGGCACGGCAGGAGGCGGAGGCTTGTCTCAAGTTTCTTGCCGGACGGAAGCCCCGTCTCGGCGTGTGGTTCGATATGGAGGACGCGGATGCCTACAAGGCGAAGAACGGCTTCCCGGAGAATGAGACGGTCAACGCCATGTGCAAAACGTTCTGCGCGGCTATGGAAGACGCGGGGAACAAAACCGGCGTGTACGCCAGCTTGAGCTGCTTTGATACGCACATCGGCGAGATGGGGTATGATAAATGGATCGCCGCGTGGGGCGCGAACGACGGCGTGCATTATCCCGACCTTTCCGGGCAGTGCGTCATGCAGCAGTACCGGGGCAGCCCGCTGGATCTGGATATTTTGTATGTGCCGCTTTCGTATTTTGACGATGGCGCGGCGGGCGGAGCAGAGCCCCGCCCCGACGAAAAGGAAGGAATGACTGTGAGCATTCCGGCAATGGCGCAGGAGGTGCTTGACGGGAAGTGGGGCAACGGCGAGGAGCGAAAGCAGAAGCTCGGCGCGTGGTTTTACGATCTCGTGCAGGGCGAAGTGAACCGTATCTTGGGGGTATAACATGCGAAAAAAGAAGATGCAGAGCAATGAGCGGGTGATCGTCGGGTACGACTACTCCACCCGCGAGATGCGCGAGGAGACGGCGGACGCGCTGTTCCGCCGGGCGAAGAACGCCCGCACCGCCGTGGAGATCGAGTGGGAGAAGTGTAACGACTACTACAACGGCATCCACGACGCGACGAAGGAGATGGTCGAGTACTGCCGGGCGAACGATGTTCCGTGGATCCCGGCGAACATGCCGGATCCGTACATTCTCGTGGAGACGCAGATCAACCCGAACGTGCCGGAGCCGGAGTTTCGCGGGCGCGACGACGATCTCGACAGCGCCAAGGCGAAGCAGCGCGAGTTTGCCGTGCGCTACATCATCGAGAACAACCGGCTCTCCGATATGAATACGCGCAACGAGCGCCGGCTTCTCAAGCTCGGCGATGCGTTCTGGAAGGCGTACTGGGACCGGGATATGCGCTGCGGCGTGAACGAGGGAGACATCCGCATCCGGGACATACCGACGGAGGCCATATTCCCCGACCCGGCCATCCGCGACGGCGGATTGCAGGACGGGCAGTATGTGGACTACGTCTACACGATGCACAAGGTGAAGTTCTGCCAGGTGTTCCGCCGCGAGCTGGAGGAGCTGGGACTGACGGCGGACGACATTCTCACGGAGGACTACGTTTCCCGCACCGGCGTATTCGATCTCACGACGGCCATCAACGATCTGGACGACACGGTGCAGGTGCTCGAGCACTGGTTCCGGCAGCCGTGCGACACGGAGGAGGACGGCGAGAGAGTGCCCGCCGGAGCGGTGGCGTGCTCGATCCTCGCGGGAGGGCGCGAGCTGCGGTACATCCCGAACTACTGGAAACGCACATGCAAGCAGAACAGTCTCTTCCCGTTCGTGCATTACTGGCGCATTCAGGACGAGAACCGCTTCTGGAACAAAAGCGAGCTCATGCCGATACTCGAGCTTGTGGACGCCGCCGACCGGAAACTCGCCATGAGCATTCTGAACGACACGTTCCTCGCAAACGACATCATTCTTGTGGAGGACAGCGCGCTTGCCGACGGCGAGGAGTTCACCAACGAGCCGGGCGCGGTGATCCATCTCAAACAGAACCGCATGGGCGGCGTGCAGCGGCTCGGCGGACTGCAGAGCATAGCGAACGGCGCGATGGGCGTGGAGTTCTTCAAGAGCCAGATCGAGCGCGCCAGCCGAAACTACGACATCAATCAGGGCAGGGAAACGACCAAGGTAACGACGGCGACCGGCCTTGCCATGATGCGGCAGGACGCGCAGAGCCAGGCGGACATCAAGGGCGCGGACCGCGACGCCGGGTTTGAGCGGCTGTATGAGCTGCTCGACTGGCTGGCGCTCGAGTTCTTTGACGACGACCGAATGCTGTTCATCGGCGCGGACGAGATGAAGGACCGCACGCCGCAGGCAATGCCGTTCAACGCCGACAGCTTCACGGCGGTCATGCCGAAGGTGCTGGACGCCGCCGGAAACGTTGTGCGCGAGGAGTGGCAGTACTTCCCGCGCGTGGACGTGACGATCACGGCGGGCGACAGCATCGCCCACGGCAAGGCGCAGACGCTGCAGGCGCTGCAGGCGCTCACGCAGAGCCAGATCACGGCGGAAAACTGGAAGCTGTTTGCCGCGCAGCTTGAGCTCATCGATCTGCCGGGCAAGCAGGAGATCATCAACGAATGGCAGCAGAGGTTCGCCGTACCGGCTATGCCGGAATCCGACGGAGGCGGCGGAGCGGGAGCGCTCGGCGAGGCGGCCGCCGGCGGAGCGATACCGGGGGCGCAGACGCTGCCGCTGCTGGGAGGTGCGCCGACGGCATGAAGTGTCCGAAATGCGGCATTGAGATGACAAAGAAGAACGCGGCGGAATGGGAGTGCCGCAACCCGAAGTGCGTTCGGTATCAGGGAGGAAAGAAGAAGGATGGCTAACTTTTGGGATTGGGTGAACAAGCAGGCCAACAAGCAGCCAGCGACCGGGGACGAGCTGCTGTACGCCGATGCGCTGAAAAACCAGGAGGCGAGAAATGCTGCGAATAACCAGTACGCCGCGGCTGCCGCTGCGGCGAAAAGCGGGAGCGCGAACAGCTCGTCTCTGCAGGGGACCATCGATCCCGACCGGACGGGCGCAGCGGCGCCGCCGCGAAAAGGGCTCTATGACCAGACGGGCATGAACGCGCCGGCGGCGAATGCGGCAAGCGGAGCGATAACCGGCGCTATGGCCGGAGCGGGACGCCTGCCGAAGCCGGACGGAGCGCAGCAGCCGACCACGACGCCGACGCAGCCGGGCACGTCCGGCGGAGGCAAGGTGACGTACATCGACCCCAACGGCGACGCGCAGAAGGGCACGACGGAAGGAACGCCGGGCGAGCCGCAGCGGACGTATCTGGACGAGCTGCGCGATCAGTACCAAAAGATGTACGACGACGCGGTGAAGGCCAACAACGACGCGGCGAAGGCCGCCGCCGAGCGGGCGCTCGCGCAGGCGGAGAAGGGCGTCGGCGAGCTCGGAGACCAGTACGGCAGTCTCAACAAGCAGCTCTACCGCGACTACATGGAATCGCTGCGCGTGCTGCCGCAGGAGATGGCAGCGAGAGGCTACAGCGGCGGCATGAGCGAATCGGCACGGCTGGGGCTGGATACGGCCTACGGCGAGCGGCTGAACGAGAACGAGGCCGCGCGCATCGCCGCCATTATGCAGCTGCGGCAGCAGGGCGCGGACGCCGAGTATCAGGCGAACGCCGCGCGGGATCAGGCGAACGCGCAGGCGCAGCAGAATCTCTACGCGAACATGATGAATCTCATTCTTCAGCAGCAGCAGGACGCCGCGACGAAGGCACAGAACATGGCGCAGTACGGCGACTTCTCCGGGTATCTCGGGCTCGGCTACACGCAGAGCGAGATCGACCAGATGCAGAAGGCGTGGATCGCGGCGAACCCGGAGCTGGCGAAGGCGCTGGGGTATGTAAAGACGCCGGAGCCGGTGTACAGCTCTTACAGCGGATCCGGCGGCGGGAAAAACAACACGCCGAGCGCTGAGCAGCAGGCGAACGGAAGAAATCTTCTGAGCGAAGCGATACAGCTGAAAAATGGCGGGACACCGTACAGCCAGATCGCCAAGGCACTCGACGAGGAAGCTGACGCGGGAACGATCACGACGGCACAGGCGGAAGCGGCAAAGCGAGCGGCGATAAGCAGCGGTCTGGATAACGCCTATGCGTCGATGAAGAAAAACACAACGCAAAAGGCCCCCGTCTCCATAGGGAGACCGATCACTGAGGGCGACTTTTACAGCCAAATTCTCGGAGGTAGAAAATGAGCCTTACGGAAAGAATCTACGGAAAAGAGACAGCCGGAAAACCGGCTGTCTCTTCGGACACTCGGAAGAACCTGTATACTATGGCGGCGAATAAAAAGCCGTCGCTCGCAAACCGCATTGCGCAGAACGGCGGGCAGCCGACGCTCTACGCTGACGCCGCAGCAAAGCAGAAGCCTTCGCTTGCAAGCCGCATCGAGGCCAACGGCGGGACACCATACGCCGACGCTGCAGCGCAGATGAAGAGCGGGAATGCGGCGAAGGGCACGAGCGTCGTTTTCAACAGCGTGTACGGAAAGGCGGATGACCGGGCGAGCTCGGCCGGCTCCGGAAAGTATGCCGATATTCTCAAAGCGAGCGACTATACCGAGCTTTCCAAAAGCGGCGAGAGCAAGAGGAAGCTCTTCGGCGACGCCCGGTATGACTACATCAACAACATCGGGAACTTCCGCGCGCAGTCCGACGTGCAGCAGGCGCAGGGACGCGGGCAGGACTACGGGAAATACGCCTTCATGACCGATGATGAGATCGGCGTATACAACTACCTATACGCTACCAAGGGAAAGAAGGCGGCGAACGCCTTTTTGAGCGATCTTGAACCGGAGCTCGATAAGCAGTGGTACACCGGCACGAACCGGGCGACGACGGAGGCGCTCGGAAAGAACGCGGCGACGCGGACGCTGGCAAGCGCCATGACCGTTGCGGCGCAGCCTACCCGGACGATCACGAGCATGATCGCCATGGCGGACGATGCGGTGCGCACGGCGAAGGGGCAGGAGATCAACCCCTATTCCAAGTGGCGGCAGGCGAGCAACATCACGCAGGATCTCCGCGCCGACACCTCGCAGCACATCGAGGAAACAAATCCGGGGATGGGCGGCAAGGTCGGGAGCTTCGTGTACAACACAGCGATGAGCGCCGCGGACAGCGCGATGAACGCGCTTGTCGCCAAGGGCATCGGCGAGGCCGTGGGGCTTACCGGCGACACGCTGATGAAGGCGACGAACATTCTCGGCTCGGCGCTGATGAGCTCGGAGGCGGCTTCCCTGTCCATCGCCGAGAGCAAGGAAAAGGGATACTCCAACGCCGGAGCGCTGGCGCTCGGTCTGACGCGCGGCGCGATAGAATACGCCTCGGAGGCGGTCGGCGGCGAATGGGTCATCCGAAAGATCAAGGCAAACCCGCTGAGCTTTGTGAAGAGCATGGCACTCACGATGATCCCTGAGGGCATGGAGGAGGTCATGTCGGACGCGGCGAACGGCGTGGTAAACCTTGCAATCGACGCGGCGTTCGGCACGGAAGAGAGCGGGATCCCGAAAATGCTCGAATACTACCGAACCAGCGGCACGGATTGGCAGAAGAAGCACGCGGAGCTTGCGACCGTGCTTGCCGTTCTCGGACAGGAGGGGCTTTCGTTCCTCGGCGGCGCGCTGGCAACACTGGGGTCGAGCAGCGTGCAGTACAGCACGAACCGCGCGAACATCAACCAGACAGCCGAGCGGCTGGACACCACGCCGAAGAACGTTGTGCAGATGATGCAGGACGCGCAGACGGAAAACCCCGGCGTTATATACGCGCTGGCCGAGCTGACCGACGCGGAGAACGCCGACGATCTCCGGCGGAAGATCGGCACGAAGGAAGATATGAAGCGCGCGGCGGAGTATCTGACAAAGCAGATGGAGGCAGGCGGGCGTTTCGGCGCGCAGGAAGGTACTTATACTGCCGGGGCGCAAAAAGCGCCTGTGGGCGCGCAGAGGGCGCAGAACGAGGTGACAATCCCTCAGTCGGCTGCGCCGACAGCTCCCTTTGCACAAGGGAGCCGAAATATGAAAGGAGAATTTGGAAATGGACAGAGTACTTATCAGGGACGAGAAAACGGGTCTTATGATCTCCGTACCGGCGGACAAGCTGCCGCAGAAGGAGGAGCGCAAGCTCTCGCCGGAGGCCGAGCGGAAATTCCGGGAGGCGTGGGAGCGGACGCGCAGGCGGATCTACGGAAAGTAACTCCGGCGCAGCTCGGCATCCGAAACGGCGGCACGGAGGCCGTGACCGTCGTGGACGCGCAGAAGATCGGCGGGGACGCGGCGAGAGCGTATAATCTTCTCGCGGCGAACAATATCGAGCCGGTCGCGGTGCGCGGAGCCATTCAGGTGAACAACGGCTATGCGAACGCCTATACCGAGAGCGGGAAGGTGTTCTTCCGCGTGGACGCCGTGGACAGCCGCGGAAACGCCATCAGCCCGGAGGCGCTGGTGCGGCACGAGCTGTTCCACAACTACATCTCCGAGGAGGTTTTGCAGGCGTCGGATGAGGTGATCCGCGAGAGCATGACCGCCGAGGAATACGACGCGATGTATGAGAGCTACCGCGACGCCTACGCGAGCATCTACGATTTTGAAAACATGAGCGAGGACGAGATCGAGCGGCTGCTCACCGAGGAGATCGCGGCGGACGCTTACGCGGGGCTGAACTGGTTCTCCGGCGACGCGCCGGTGCAGGAGGCCGTGCGCGCCGAGACAGAAAGAAACGCCCCGGCCCGGAGGGCAGAGGCGCAGCAGGAGACGACGGGACCGCCGGAAGGCAGAGGCACGATCGTCGTTCTGCCGGACGGGAAAAAGTATGTGCAGGCTGACCGGCAGGTGATCTTCGGGGACGACCCAGACGGCTGGGCCGACCAGATCGAGGGCTACATCAACCGGAAGATCCGCAACGGCGAGGATGTGATCCTCACGACGGATTCCGGGGACGTGCTGAAGATCACGAAGGACACTGCCGGGAAGGCGAGCTTCCGGAACTATGTGCGAGACGCGAACGGGAGACTTCGACCGCTTACAGACGCCGAATATGAAACCAAGCTGAACGCGGAAGCACACATTGACGAGCTGGTGAAGATATCCGAAAAAACATCCGACAAGGCTAAACCGGACGAAATCGGAAGAACGGGGACGCCGATACACGGTGACTTCGCAAAAAATGGATGGTACTACCGGCGCGCATGGTTCTGTGACTTCGATGGGACGTATTATCAGGTGACAATCTCAACTCCCGACGGCATAAACGGGGTAGTTGTGTATAACGTCGGACAAATAGAAAGAAGAAGCCCTCCCAGTTTTAATGGCTCTTCCAATTCCGTTGACGAAACTGGCGCTCGTAGGGGAAAGTCTTCTTCTACGGTTACTATACGCCAGACGGAGGGGAATAGTCAAGAAAAATCTTCCGGAAAAGCGAGTGTGGAGGTACCCGAGATCAACAACCACACAGCTGCGGAGCTCCGGCGCGAGTATGAGCGACGGATGCAAGAGTACCAGAAAGCGACGCAGCGGGACGACCAGAACTTCCCGTATATCGACGAGATGAAGTGGATGCAGGCGGCGGAGAGACGGCTCGCGGAGCTGGGCGACGGAAAGCACAGGCGCAGGACGGTAGGAAGCACGAAGCGCGACATTATGCAGCTGTTCAGCACGGACCGGGCGAACCGCACGGACGTGGAGCGGGTACTCAACCGGAACATCGGAGAGATGATGGCGCAGGGCGAGATCCGAGGCGACGCGCTGGACACGCTTGTAAACGAGCTGCTGCAGACCGGAAGCGTTGTGTCCTCCTCGAAAAACAGCCCGTGGATCGATGAAACCTACGAGAGCATCCGGAGCGATCTGAAGGGCAGCAAGCTCTATGTATCGAAGGATATGTGGCGCGATTTCAGCAAAGACGAGGCGCGGGAGCTGCGCGAGCGAGCGAGAGCGGCAGGGATCACGCTTTCCGATAACCGGAGATACACGCCGCCGGATGTGCGGAATATAGAGCTTGCCGAGAAATACGGCGAGGCGCTTTTCCCGACGGATATTTCCGCGCCGGATATGCTGCGAAACATCATCTACTGCGCCGAGCAGGGAGCGAACGAGAAGCAGACGCTCGCGGATCGGCTGTGGGACGAGGCGCAGCAGGAGGGGCTCGGCGAGGCAAGAGAACACGCCTACGAGAGAATGGTGAACGATCTGCGGGATAAAACGGAGGTCATACTGCGCGAATTTGCCGAGGACAACCATCTGAAGCTGAAGGAGCAGACAAAGGCCGAAGCAAAGCCTGTATCCTACTTTGACCTGAAGAAAGCGCCGGCCAAGGAGTTTGACCGCAAAAAAGGCGACTACAACATCATCGGCGAGATCGGCTCCTACACAAAGGAGATCGCGGAGCTGGAAAACGCGCTCGAAACGGAAAACCGGTATGTGATCTCCGAAGGAGAGGCGAGATACGAGGCACGCATCGAAGAGGAAAACGGCGTGCTGTATGCCTCTGTCTGGAAGAACGGCGAGCGCCTCGCCGGCGCGTCGAGCCGGAAGCGGAAAAACCTCCCGAGCTGGGCGGCGATGGAGATCCGAAAGGACGTCGGCGCACGGATCATGTTTCATCCGGGCCTTGAAAACCGGGGCGAGAGCTACAACGCCGATCTCAAGGCCGCCGAGGAAGCCGGGTATCCGGTGTTCGAGAAGAAGAACGGCGAGAAGGTACAGACCGTGCCGTTCTGGACGTGGCTGAAAAGCAAGGAGTACGGAAACTACGGACTGGTCATCGACAAGACCAATGCGCAGGACGCGGACGGGAATCCCATTGTATTCGCGTACTACTTCAACAAGAAAAAAGGCACCGGAAAGGTCGTGATGGAGAGCAGGGAAACGGCTTACGTCGTGGACGGCAAATATTCAGACCCGGATGTTGCGGAAAAAAGAGCCGCCCGGATGAAGGACGAAGAGTCCGAGGCGATGCGCGCCGAGGAGCGCGAGGCGCTGTGGAGAGAGACGCAGAAGGGCTCGCCGTTTGAAGCGCAGCCGAACGCCACGACGGACACCAGAGAGCGGGTCACGAAAGCGACGTCGGCGGGCGTGCAGCGGCTCTTCCAGCAGCTCATCTCCAAGGGAAAAACCGAGGTATCCACACAGGGCGAGAGCGGGATCCGGACGTACACCGCGAAGATGAACACGAACGGCGTGGAGTACTGGGTCGATATTTCCGACGGCCGGCAGGACGTGCAGCGGTTCCGGGAATTTGAAAAGGAAAAGGCTGCGCAGCTCGCCGCGGAGTGGATGGACAAGGAGGCCAACCGCGCGTACACCGCCGCGAACGAGAAGCGAGCCGAGGCGAGACGGGCGGAGCTGAGCGCGGAGGAGAACGCGAAGATCGCCGAGTTGTTCGGAAATACCGAAGAACTCAAGACGGCGGAAACGCCGGAGGACGCGCCGAGCCCCGGCGAAACGGCGGAGAGCCGCGTCACGGACGAGATCGTAAAGGCGGAAAAGAGCTTCCGCGAAAGTCTTGCAGACGTCACGCACGGAGCTATGCGTATGTTCGTAAACGCCGGGGAGACGGTGCGCCGGATCTCCAAGCAGACGAAGAACAAGAGCCTGGAGGGGTACTACTTCAACGCCGGGGCGTACTCCCAGCGGGCGGGAAACTGGATCGCCAAGGGCGGCGCGCGCACCGACATCAGTGGGCACAAGACCGGAGAAAGTCTTATGGACATTCTCGGGGATATCATGAAAACCCCGGAAAAGTACAAGGACTTTCAGCTGATGCTCCTGCACCGGAACAACGTGGACCGCATGCGGTACGACAGCACGGAAGAGGTCCAGAATCTCACGAAGTGCGTGACGACGATCGAAGATCTCTACCCGAAGCTGCGCGGGCTGGACAACGACTATCTATACCAAACCGCCGTTCCGGGAGACAAGCGGGATATGCTTTCGAGAGAATGGAAAGAGACGGTGCTCGATGAGCTTCTCAACGGCGAGATGCCAGAGATCGCGGACATATCCGAGGCGGCGCAGATGCTCATCTTCACGCGGCAGAAAATCAGCGAGGCGAAAAAGAACGGGCTGAAACCGGTGTTCGGATACGAGGTCACGGCCTACGACAGCCAGCTGGAAGCCGAACGGCTGCTGAAAGCCAACCCGGAGTTTGACGCTCTCGCAAAGAGGGTGTATGCCTATTTCGACGATCTTCTGCAGTACCGCATCGACGCCGGGCTCGACACACAAAAGCATGTGGACGCGATGAAGAAGCGGTATCCGAACTATGTGCCGACGATGCGCGTGGAGGGCACCGAGGGAAAGACGGCGCGGCGGGCGCGGAGAAACGGCGGCATCGTTGTATCGAACGCCATCGGACGCGCCGTGGGCGGTGACGCCGTCATCATGCCGCTGCACACGGCGATGAGCCGAAAGACGGTGGCGGTGATGAAAAACGCCGGTCTCAACCAATTCGGTGAGCAGCTTGTGCAGTCTTGGAACCAGGACAAAAGCATTCCGGGCGTGAACAAGGTGGATCTGGTGGACTATTCCTCGACCGATCAGTATGTGGACAGTGAAGAGCTGTATGTGCCTGTCACAAACAATGTGTTTTCCGTTCTGCGCGGGAATGACCGGTACAACATCACGATGGACGAGGGGCTGGCACAGGCGCTGAATGCATTTCAGCCGGACAAATACGCCAATTCCGACGTTGCGAAGCTGCTGAAGAAGGGCAACGACCTGTTCAAGGCGCTTTGTACCGGATATAACCCGATCTTCATGGTGCGAAACCTTGTGCGAGACGCGCAGGACGCGGCGTTCTACTCTACGGACTCGGCAACATGGGCGAAAATGTTCCCGTCGGCGTGGAAGCAGATCGTGACAAACGGCGAGATCTGGCAGCAGTACAAGGCGCTGGGCGGATCCTATGCCTCCATGCTGGACTATACGACCGGCATGGTGAAGGAGCCGAAGAGCGCCGCCGGAAAGCTCGCGGCAAAATATGAATCGCTGGGGCAGGCTATTGAAGCGGCTCCCCGCCTTGCGGAGTTTATGACCATCCTTGCCAACAAGGGCGGGAGCAAGACGGCGGACGGGGTGAAAACCGGGAAGTTCACGCAGAGCGACCTCATGGAGGCAATGCTCGGCGCGGCGGATATCACGACGAACTTTGCCCGCGGCGGCACGGTGACGAAGATGCTGAACAAGTACCTCGTGCCGTTTCTCAATCCGTCCGTGCAGGGCGCGGACAAGTTTGTTCGGAACATCACCGACCGGAAGGGCTTCAAAGCGTGGGCGTCTCTTGCGATCAAGGCGGCGGCGCTCGGCATTCTGCCGGAGCTGCTCAACGGGCTGCTGTACCGAGACGATGACGAGTGGGACGACATCCCCGACCAGACGAAATCGAACTACTACCTTTTCAAGCTCGGTGACGGCTACTGGATGAAAATCCCGAGGGGCCGAGCGCTGGCGGTGTTCTCGGCCGGAACGACGTATGCGCAGGAAAAGGCAAAGGGGAACGACCCGAAGTTCTCCGACGTGATCGAGGTCGTGAAGAGCAACGTCGCGCCGACGGACATTTTCAACCAGAACATCGCCACCGCGTGGACGCAGACAAAGCTCTTCAATCCCGACAACCCCGGCACGACGTGGTACGGCGGGAACATCGAGAGCGACCGTCTGCAAAACTACCGGCCGGGCGAGCGGTACGACGAGAAAACGGACGAGCTCTCCAAATGGATCGGAAAAACGTTCAACCTTTCGCCGAAGAAGATCAACTATCTGCTGGACCAGTACTCCGGCGTGGTCGGCGATCTTCTGCTGCCGTGGTTCACGCCGTCCGCGACGGCGAGCTCCCCGGCACTGGCGCCGCTCAAGCAGGCGTTCATGCTCGACAGCACGAGCACCAACAAGACCACCGGCGAGTACTACGATCTTCTGGACGATCTCAAGTACGACGCGAACGACGGCGACATCGGAGCGGGCATCACCCGGAAATACGTTTCTCATGCCGGCGACGAGGTGAACGATTACTATCAGCAGATCCGCGCGATACAGAGCGACGAGAACCTGACCAAGGCCGAAAAGAACCGGCTTGTCCGGGCGCTGAAAACGCAGCTCATCGAGCGGCAGAAGGAGATCATCGCGCAGGCCGAGCCGTACCGCGAGGCGGTGAGCGACTACCTCAAGGCGCACCCGGAGCTCTCGACAGACAACGACGCGGCCATCGCCGAGTACGCCGAGCTGTACGGCATCACCGAGGACCAGGCGGAGAGCCGCATGGACGCCATCGTATACCGCGAAGCAAACCGCGAGGTATTCGGCGCGGAGTATGCGCTGCGCACCTACAACGCGGACGTCTACGACAAGGCCCGCGCCGCGTATGCCAAGGGCGTTTCCTACGAGACGTACTACGACTACTACTTTGCCACAAAGGAGATGCACGCCGACAAGGACGAGAACGGCAAGAGCATTTCCGGATCGAAGAAGGCAAAAGTTGTGGAGTACATCAACAGCCTGGACATTCCGCCGGAGCAGAAGGACGCTCTTTACGTTGCGGCCGGGTACACAGCGAAGAGCGCGAGGAATCAGAAGTGGAACGGCGGATCGGGCGGCTCCGGAGGCCGGCGCGGAAGAGGAAAGAGGACGGCGCTCAAGGCCCCGACGCCGAAAGCGCCGGAGATCATCATCCCGAAGTCCGGCACGGCATCCTCCGCGAAGGCGGGCGGAACGTCCAAAACGCCGAAGGTGAGCGGGAACGTGATCGCGGACTTCACGAAGACGGCGAGCGGGACGGACATTCAGAAAGCCGTGACGCAGGCCAAGAGGAAGGCGCTCAAGGCAGGGAACCGGACGGTGTACGTCGAGGAGGGCAGCCCGATCGATTACTTCCTCAAGTACGGGAAGCTGCCAAGCTTGAAGTAAAAAAGGCTCCCCGAAAGGGGAGCCGGACAAAGCGCAGAAAACGCGCCTTGTGACGCTTGCAGCGTGTGCCACCACGGGCGCTCCGAAAGAAAGGAGCGGCTATGCAGTTAAGCGATCTTACGAGGCCGGAGGCGGAATACTTCCGGCAGGAATGCAATTTCACGCCGACAGAGCGCAGGGTCTTTGATCTCCGGGTATCGGACAAAAGCATCGTCGAGGTGTGCATGGCGTTGAGCCTGTCCGAATCGGCGGTGAACCGGAAGATCCGGTGCATCAAGGCCAAAATGGCGAGAGTTTAGCGAAAGTTTCCCGCAGCGAAAGAGGGAGCTTCCCGACAGGGCGGCTCTCTCTTTTTATGCGATGATTTCTTTAGACACCGGAGCGCTACGGTGGAAATTTTTAAGGAGGAATCATCATGGAATACGCATCGAAAGCCACGGGCGGGACCGCCCTCGGTCTCGGCATCGCCGGTACTGCCGGATGGCTGCTCAACGGCGGTCTCGGCAATCTCTTCGGCGGTCTCGGCGGTAACGGCGTGGTAGCTCCCGCCGTCGCCGGTCTCGCCGCGGGCATGGCGAGCCAGAAGTGCGGCGACGACGCCAACGTCTCCCGCTATGAGCTCAACCAGACCCAGACCATCGCGCAGAAGGACATGGAGATCGCCTACTGGCGAGGACAGGACGAGACGAACCGCAAGATCTCGGACGCCTACACCAAACTTGAGAACCGCATTCTCGGCCTTGCCGGCGAGGTGCGCGCGAACAAGGAAGAGCAGGCCGCTCTGAATCTCCAGCAGGCCGTCTACAACGGCACGAACACCGCCGCTGTCGGCTGCATCCAGGGGCAGATCGCGCAGCTCCAGAGCCTCACGAAGCTCATTGTTCCGAACAGCTCCTGCTGCCCGGGCTGGGGCGAAGTGACCGTCAAACCGGCGACCACGACCGCGAGCACCTGATCCATCGCCGGGCGGGGGAGGTGACATTCCCTCCCCTGCCTGATCTATAAGGAGGATTCAACATGATTTCATATACAGAGCTTCAGACGCGCCTTGCGCGGTTTGTCGATGCGGAGATGCTGCCGCACATGACCGGCGGGAAGCGGATCCTGCTCGGCGGATACGCGGCGCTCGCCACGAAAAACGCCGCCGGGATGCTACAAGCGGCGAAAGACAAGCCGCTCGTTGCCATGACCGGCGCGGTGAGCGCAGAGGGCGTGGACGTGGACGCGCTCTTTTCCGCTGTAAGCCCGTACATCAATGAGCCGGTGACGCTCTCGCTTCCTGTCGTCGGTGACTTCCGGCTGGACCGAAGCGACTTTGAGAAGCTGTACCGCTATCTGAAAGGAGAATTGTGAGATGAAGAAGATCCAGCGCCTTATCAAAGATATGTGCTACGAGCTGGACGCGGCCGAGCACTACGCCAAGCACGCCCTGCGAAACAAGGACGAGGACAAGGAGCTCGGCGACGTTTACGAGCGCGTCGCGCGGCAGGAGCTCGAGCACTGCGAGATGTTCCACGCGCAGGCCGTCCGGCTCATCCGCGACTATGCCAAAGAGCCGCCGGAGAGCATGCGCGCCATATGGGAATATGAGCATGACAGGATCATGGAGCGGGACGCGAAGATCCGCGTGATGCTCAACCTCTATGACGGGAGATAAAAAACAGAGCCGCAGTAGCGGCTCTGTTTTTGTGATTTTACTAACGCTTTTACTGACAAAAACGGAAAACGCTGTAAAATCAAGGGGTTTGTGGTACGCCAGACGGGATTTGAACCCACGATTAAAAGTTTGGGAAAACGATTGAAGAAGCGAGAAAAACGAGCGTTTTCAATGGTTTTCTGGATTTTTGGAACAAAAAAATAAGAACGCTGCGGGAGTGTGAATGTGCGTTTTTAGGCGTTTTTTGACACTTTTTTACTAACGGATTTACTAACGGAGGCGGAGTAGAACTTGCGCATCTTCTTGGCAGAGCGTGAAAGGTCTTTTTCTGAAAGACGGAGATAATGATCGTGAACGGTTTTCCAGTTGCTCCACCCGCCGACGCGCATGGTCTCCTCTTCCGGCCAACCGAGATGGTAGGCGAGGGAAGCAAAGCTGCTGCGGAGCCCTTGGAAGCCGACCTCTGGGAGATCGTGTGCAGCGCAGATGCGGTTGATCCGACGACGGGTGTTATCGTTGCATGGACACATACCTCCGGTATGATCTTGAAGCAGCTCCAGCAGGCGGGGAATCACGATGGGGACAACGCGCTGCGAGAGGGCGGACTTGTTCTCCTCGCGGTGGATCCATGAGCCATCGTCGGCGTAGACCGTGGAGCCGGAAACGCGGATCGTCTCGGACTTGCGGTCTATGTCCTCCATGCGCAAGGCGAAGATCTCCGAGCGGCGAAGGGAATGGAGAGCGAGCAGAGCGGGAAGTTCGACAGGGGTGCCGCGGATGAGATCGACAAAGACGAGGATCTGGTCATAATCGAGCCACGGAGTAACCGTTTTCGGTATCGCGCCGATGTCCACCGGATCAAAGGGAATCTTGAATTCTTTGAACGCTGCGGCAACGAGGCTTATCTCATTGTGCAGCGTCTTTTTTGCTACGCGCTTTGATTCGGCATCGATAGCCTGCGGCCAGTTGATGGAGCGGATATCTTTGTCCATATAAGCTGGGAACGCATTTCGGCGGATACCATAGTAGCCGCGAAGCGTGGAGGGAGAGCGGACGAGCCGACGCTCGATGTATTTGTCTAACAGCTCACCCAACGTCTGGCGGGGGAGCTTGCTCTCCTGCTCAATGAACCCGGCGCGGATGGCGAGGGCTTTGGTGCGGCATGCCTCCTCCGTGGGCTCGGTGACGTTCACGCCCTCGCGGCGGAGCTGAACCGTCCAGCTGCCGGAGGGGAGCTGCCGGGGAGCGGGGATCTTGAGCTTCTTTTCCTTTTCGCGGAGCTGCTTCTTTCCGCACCAGTTGCAGTACAGCGAGTTTTCCGGGATATCGCGCGAGCAGTTGCAGCACTTCATTCATTTTCTCCTTTGCGCTGCCGGTGGCGGCGGTATACACGGATGATGAAGAGGACGACCATAAGCGCGGCGATCGCAAAACAGACCATCGAGAACACCGCGACGAAGTTCCACTCGCCGCGGAAGAAACCGATATCCGCGCACCGAAGATCCAGCGTAACACACCAGATGACAACGACAAAGCAGAACACGCCGAGCATCAGAATGACGGTGCGGAGATATTCGATATCCCGGACGGCGGATTCGTACCGCGACTTCCAGTGGGAGGCGTCCTGCCGGGCAAGCTCCGTTTCCGCGCGGCCGCTCGGGGAGAGAATGCCGAAGGTTTCATCGAGCGAGACGTGCAGCTCCCGGGAGATGCGCACGACCGTATCAATGCTGGGGTTCGTGGATTTCGGGGAAAAGGCGTACTCCACGGTGCTCGGCGACAGATCGGCGGCTTCGGCAATGTCCGGGAAGGTGCGTGTGCCCTTGGCCTCCCGCCAGCGGTTTTTCAGCACGTCCATTTCGTTCATGTTCTCCGTCCTTTCGTTATTTTCGGGGTGAACCGGGATATATTCGTGTCGAAAAAGCTGAACTCCGGCTCGCCCGCAAAGCGTTCGGTTTCGGATCTTGCGCCGGTCTGTTACGATGCAGTAACAGCAGGGCGAGCGGGACGCCCTGCGGCAGACGTCCGGGGCGGGTCTGTGGCACGGCTTCCCCCGGGCGTTCGCCTACACTATAGCACTATCCGCGGCAGAACGGCACGGAAAATATATAAATTTGTAAGAATATACAAGAGAATAACCAGAAATGCAACAAAATGACAAGGGGGGAAGAAATGGAAGAGACGAAGATCGAGGAGATCGTGCGGATGCTGCGACGGATGGACATACGGCAGCTGCGGAGGGTGTACTTCTTCGTGCTGGGGATGATGTAGCGACGGGAGGAGCAGAGCCCCTCCCCTACAAGACCATCTTCGTGAGGTAACGAAAAAGGTAAAGAGAGAACCCGTCGGAAATTCCGACGGGTTCCTTCTGTCAGTCAAACAAATCGCTGTGTGTGCCGGTACGGGTGAGACAGAGCGTCAGCTCGCCATGGGATATCTCGTAGATCAGCAGCCAGTCCGGCGTGATGTGGCACTCGCGGCAGCCGATATAGTCGCCGGAGAGCGCGTGGTCGCGGTTCTTTTCCGGGAGCGGCTTTTCCTCGGCGAGAAGCTGCACAACGTTTTCCAACAGGCGCACGTCATAGCCGCGGCGGACGATGCGCTTATAGTCCCGGCGGAAGGCTGCCTGAAACTTAATCGTCAGCATTGAGCGCCTCCATAAGATCCGCGACGGAATGGAACGGGCCGCTCAAGCCGATGCCGGCCTCGGCGTCCTCGATCGCCTTTCTCGTTTCGGCGTTCGGGATCTCCGCGCCGATCTCAAAGGGGATGCGGTATTCGCGGACGGCCTTTTTCGCAAAGACGGTGACGGCGGCGGTGACGGAAAGCCCCATATCGGCACAGAACGCCTCGAACTGCTTCTTGAGCTCGCTGTCCATACGGATATTCATAACCGTGGTTGCCATACTATCAGCTCCTTTCAATATTTGTATATACATTGTATTACATAATATACACGTTGTCAACATAAAAAAGAGAACGGAGGTTAATCTCCGTTCTCTTTTTCTTTTTGCAGGGCGTTGTAGGACTCGTAGACATTGCAGACGAACTCAAGCGCGGCGCGGATGGCTGGTTCGGGTGTCTTGCGCAGGGCGTCGATGAACGCGAGCACCTCGGGCGAGGCGTTCTCTTTGGACAGGCCGCCGAAGAAGCGGGCGCGATCCTCGTCCTCGGTGAGCTGCTCGAGCATCTCGCCGGTGCCATCGCGGAGCCAGGCTTCCCGCACATTGAATTCGCGGCAAATCAGCGAGATCACCGCATCGGACGGGGCGGAAACATCAACTTCATATTTTCCGATAATTCCGCGCTGGATGCCGAGACGGTCGGCGAATTTCTGCTGCGTGAGGTCAAGAGAATTGCGCAGCTCTTTGATACGACTGCCAACGGACATAGGCAGCACCTCCTTTCGAGGACACTTTAACAGCCTTAGAACAGAAAGTCAAGAAAAAATGTTCCAATAGAGCAAAAAGGGGCTTGACAAATGCACTAATAGAGCATATGATTGCACCATAAGAGCGGAGCGGTGCTCCGAAAAGAGCAAAGCAATGTGTGAGGCTCGCCTTAGCGACCACGTCTTTTATCTCGAAGCACGCTGATGATGCTCCATGTAATGAATGAGAATGGCGGAACGATGAAGATAAGAGCCAGACCGGCAACGATCTTTTCGAGAATCCGGACGATCAGACCCTTATCTTTTTCCGCGCGGGACGAACTGGCCGATGCTCTGGACGAGGACTGGCCAGAGGAATACCCGGACGAATACGACGAGCTGCCCGAGGAGTAGCCGGAGTACGACGAGCCGGACGAGCTGCCGGAGGAGTTGTACGCTGCGATGCGGTCGGAAAGCGAGGGCTTTGCCGATGACGAGCCGGAATCCAGCGTCGGAGGGTGGCAGCGACCGCAGGGACGGTAGCCGTCGGCGACGGCCTGAGAGAGCGTCGTCTCATAGCAGCTCTTGCTGAGAGACGAGCACGAGTACCGATGGTAGCACTCGCCGGTGCGCGTAGTGTACACGAGCGTGGAGCCGTCCGCGGCCAGCGCCGGGGACACGAGGACAAGGATCACGAGGAAGAAGCAGAGGAGCTTTTTCATATATCTATCACCGCCAAAGACACTATATCAGAAACGGCGGGGAAAAAACAAGAGGCAGGAGGCAATGCGAATGAAGGTACCGAACGGCGTTACATATGACAAGATCGCCGACGGCTGCGACGGCATGGCGGGCAAGCTGACGGATACCGAGCGGGGAATGCCGCTGTGGATGCTTATGAACCCGGAGATAGAGGAGCTGAAGCGGCGCACGGACGCGCTGGAGAAGCGCGCGGCGGCGCTGGAGAAGGAGATCGTCCTTCTCGTCTGGGCGATAGCGGCAGCGGCCGCGGCGGTGGCGGCGGTGCTGCTGGTGTGCATGTAAGGAGGTGAGGACATGAGCGAGGAAATCAAAGTGATGATCGAGGACGCCGTGCGGAAGCTGGAGACGCTGCCGCCGATGCAGCAGAGTCTGTGCGTCGGGTTCGTGCTCGGAGCGGGTGCGACCGAGAACACCAAGAAGGACGAGAAGGAGGCAGGGTAAATGCCGAGAGTGCGGCTGGCCGTTCCGGCGGAGCAGAGGAAGATCGAGGCGGATCTCACGGAGCACTGCACGGGCGGCGCGCGATACGCCGACATGACGCAGATCGGGCGGTATCTCGGGATAGAGAACCGGAGGATCGTCGCGGAGTTTCTGGACGGGCTGCCATGCTTCCAGCGCGGCACAAAGAAGAAGTGGCGCGTGGACGATCTGGCGGCGCGGATTTTGGAAGCGACGAAATAGGGGGGACAATCCCTCCGGCGGCGACGCCGCCACCTCCCTTTGCACAAGGGAGGCTTAACCCCTCCGACCGCTTCGCGAACCCCTCCGTCAGCTTCGCTGACACCTCCCCTGTCAGGGGAGGCAGGGGGGAGAAACGGGGAGGCAAGGGAGATTCGGGAGACATTTTTGAAAGGACTAAGAACGATGAAGGGCATTTGTTTTCTGTGCGGGAATTTTGAGCAGCTCGAGGAGCACCACATTTTCGGCGGGGCCCGGCGGCCTGCTTCCACGAAGTACGGTCTCACGGTGCACCTGTGCCCGTGGTGCCACCGGATCGACGCGGACAGCGCGCACCGCTCCGGCAAGACCGCGGAGCTGCTGCACCAGTACGGACAGCACAAGGCAATGGTAGAGCAGAAGTGGAGCAAGGAGGAATTCATTGCCCACTTTGGGAAGAACTATCTCGACGAGGCGCAGATCTGGGGGATCGAGCACCCGGACGACAGCTGGGACAACGAGAGTGCCTTTCAGCTCGTGGAGGAAGGGGCGGTGCTGCCGTTTTGAAGGACGAATACATCTGTTATCGAACGCAATGCAGGTATCATTCCGGCAATGTGAGCGGGTCTGACGGGAGCTGCAACTACTTCTTCATCACCGGCGAGACCAAGACGAGCCTGGGCGAGGCGGACATCACGAGGAAATGCGGGCTTTATAAGCCGGGGACGGCGCTGCGGGTACGGGCGCAGCCGGTCGTGCTGCGCGGGAGCTCTCCGAGGAGGGAGCCGAAGCAGCGAGCGGGGCGGCTTTACGACTGGGCGCAGTTCCGGGCACTCTGGGATGAGGGCAAGAACGACCGGGAGATTGCGCGCATAATCGGATGCAACCCGGACACGGTGCAGAAGTGGCGGCACAGCGCGGGACTCCCGCCGAGATACCGGCAGGAGATCGACCGAGTGCGGCTGAAGGAGCTGTGGGAGGCCGGGATGGACGATCCGCACATTGCGAAGGAGCTCGGCGTTTCGACGATGTCCGCATGGCGGGCGCGAAACGGGATGGGACTACCGACGCAGAAAGAGAGGGCGAAGGAATGAAAACGTGCAGGGGGTGTCCGCACATCGCCCTTGACCAATGGCCGCAGGGGAAGCAGGCGGTGCGCTGCCTGTACATCGGGAACGGCGACAGGTTCGGGCGAGTGCTGCACGTTGTGCGGGACGGAAATCCGCATCCGGACAGCGTGAGGACGCCGGCGTGGTGCAAAAAGGAGCAGGCCATATCCCCGGAGGGGGAGACGAAATAACGAAAGGGGAACATTGAATGATTCCGAAGGAGACGAAGTGCAAGTACTGCGGACGGCCGGTTCTGTTCGTGCCGGGGCCGCGGGGGCTTTTGTGCGTGGAGGCGTCGCTGACGCCGTACCGCTTCCGCCGGGCGGCGGAGAGCAGCGATGACATGGTGACGCTCTACACCAACAGCGGCACGCCGCTGCCGGTGATCGAGTGCGAGGAGGACGAAATGTGCGGAGCGGCACACAAGTTCCATTTCTGCCCGAACAAGAAGAGAGAGAGGAAAACGAAATGAGCAGGAGCAAAGCAATGTTTATCACGTCGATGGTGATGGCGCTTCTGGCGGCGGTGATCTACTTCGTATGGCGCTACGGGCGCGGGTTCGGCATCATCGAGGCGCTGTTCGCGTTATACGGCTACGCCTCCTTCGCCGCCGACATCTGCCGGTGGATGCGTCTGCCGGACGCGGCGATCCTCCAGAGAGGCGGGCGGCACGGATGAAGGCTTGCCCGTTCTGCGGCGCGGAGGCGCGTCGATCCATAGCCCCGGCAAAGGGGCGCCCGATGGGAATCTACATCGCCACGATTTGCTGCACGAACGGGAACTGCGGTGCGGAGATGCACACGCTGTATTCTGCGCCGGCGTGGATGAAGGATCCGCTGCGGCAAGCGAGGCTGGATATCGAGAGACGGTGGAACAGGAGGGCGGACGGATGAAGAGGGCAGTACTCGTGAGCATCCAGCCGTGCTGGTGCGAGAAGATCCTCCGGGGTGAGAAAACGGTGGAGGTGCGGAAAACGCGCCCGACGCTGATGCAGACGCCCTTTAAGGTGTATGTCTACTGCACGAAGCCGCGATTTGAGCACGAGGATTTCTTCGCGCTGGTGGGAAAGCAAGGCTTTTATGGCGGCGGGAAAATCATTGGCGAGTTTGTGTGCGGCAGAATCGACCGGCTGGTGCATGTCGGATACACCGGCGACCAAGAGAGACCAAAGTACCGAATCGTGGACGATTGGCAGAAGGTGCACGACATCTCACGGCTTCTCGAGGCGGCATGCTTGACGGAAGAAGAGCTCGAAACGTACCTGAAAGGGAAAACGGGGTTCGGGTGGCATATCTCCGATCTGAAAATCTATAGCCAACCGGTTGATATCACGAACTTCCACAGCTGTCTCGGCTGCGAGTACGTCGGAGACTGCGACACGTACTGCTGGGATCCGGTGCAAATTCCGCCGCAGAGCTGGCGCTATGTTGAGGAAAACGAAGGAGTGCTGGGCTAATGCAAATGAACAGAATAGAGCATGATCTGTGGGTGCGGGCGGTGAATGAGCTTTGCCGGGCATGTCCGTTTACGGCCTGCCCCGGACAGACGAAGTGCGTGAGGCTTGCGGAGCGGATCGTGGAGATGAAGGAGGAGCTGAGATGAAAAAACTGGCCATGATCTCGCAGCCGATGGCGGGGAGATCAACATGGGAAATTGACGAAACACGAAATCGAGCTATCGCCGAGCTGGAACAGCGCGGGTATTACGTTGTGAACACGTTTTTTACAGGCGCATGGCACGGCAAGGAGAAATTGGAGGGGCAGGGCGTTGTCCAAATCTCTCTTCACTTCCTTGCAAAGTCATTGGAAAAGATGAGCTTTTGCCACGCTGTCTACTTCTGCCGAGGGTGGCAGGATGCACGGGGCTGCCGCATTGAGCATGACGCGGCGGTGGCCTACGGCCTTGAGGTGATCGAGGAATGAAGGAGCGGGTTTTGTGGGCTTGCGGGGCGTGCGCCGCTGCGGCGGCGCTGCTCGCGGTGCTGGGGTATATCTTTTAGCCGAAACGGGCGGAAGGCCCGTCGTATGGGGATGGCCGCCCATGCCTGATGATGGCAGGCCGAAGAAAGGACGGATGTGTATGTCGGCTGTGGAAAAGATCGAGCGGCAGCAGGCGAAGGAAAAGGGGCGCACCGCCGCGTGGATGGTGGGAGAGCAGCTCAAGGACATGGCCCGGCGGGAGCCGGAGAGCGCGGAGCTGCTCGACAAGGATCTCGATATCCCGGAGATGAGCATCCAGCAGGCCGAGAAGAAGATCAAAGCCTACGCGGACGCGCACAAGACCGGGAGCTTTGCGTGCGTGACGCCGGTGGAGGCCGAGAGGATCTTGCGGGAGTTTTACGGATTGACGGCGCGGGCGGAGCAGAGCCCCGCCCCTACGGGTGACAATGGGGGCGACGCCGGGATCATCGATCTGGGGGCGTTTTTATGACGCTCTCGGAAACGCCGCCGGAGGGGCTGCTGGACTGGATCAAGGCACAGGATCTCCAATGGCGGGACTATTTCATATACCGCGCCGGATGGCAGACGGATCCGCTGACGGGGCTGCGGCACAAGTGCGTGGACGCCGTATGCTCGGCGTGCGGGGAGACGGTGAAGCTCTACTATGTGCCGGGCGGGGGCTGCGGCCGCGCGGGATACAGCACGCCGTTCGGGTTTCTCCACCCGGTGAGCGGGGACGCGCTCATAAGCGGCGACAAGCTCGCCTGCCCGATGTGCGGCGAGGAAGTGGAGGCAAAGCATGTGTCCTCGGCGCAGCAGCTTGCGCGGTACGTCTGGCCGATGACGGCGGAGGCACAGGGCGGGAAGCTGCTACTCTATCTCTGGCGGGTGTGCCGGGACGTGGAGAAGAGCGGGCGCGTCACATGGCGCGTTGACCCGTGGGAGGTGTACGCCTTCGGCGGGACGAGCGCCGCGCGCTGGCGGCACTGGCAGAAATTCATGACTACGACCTACATAATCCCCGGCTGGGAGGAGCGAAATCGGTTTGCTGACACGATGTTCGACGTGGATCTCGTGTACTGCCCGGAGGGGCTGGCGAACATATACGCGCAGACGGAGTGCGCCAACTGCAAGCTGGAGACCTACATGGGCGAGGAGACGGAATACCGCTTCCCGGTCACATGGATGAAGCTCTGGCAGCGGCACAGGAACGCCGAGGCGCTGACGGCGCCGAATGCAAGGAAGCTCGCGGCGGCTCTCATCGCCGAGGGGAAGCGCTCTCTGGTGTATAACAAAAACTGGTCGGAGAAGACCGACGTGCTGCACGGCGTGGACTGGAAAAGGAAAAAGCCGCACGAGCTGCTGCGGATGACGAAGGAGGAGCTCAACTACCTCAACGGCGCGGAGGACGCGCCGAAGCGCTTGAAGGCGCTGCTGCTCGCGCGGAAATACGGTGTGGCCTGCCGTCTCGGCGAGGAGGTCACGAAGGTGACGGAGGGGCAGCAGGAGGACTTTTTGAAGCGCGGGGTGCTGCCGGGCAAGGCGGAGAGGTATCTCGACCGGCAGGCGGCGCGGTATAAAAGCCGGCTGTGGCCGGGGTATCTGCTGGACTACTGGACGATGGCCGAAAGGCTCGGCGAGGATCTCACCGAGCGGGACGTGATGTGGCCGCAGAATCTCAAGCGGGCGCACGATCAGATGCAGGAGCGGCAGAAGGCCGAGGCCGCCGAGAAACGGCGGGAGGCTTTTCAACAGCGCTATGAGCGCATGAAAAAGTACGCCTTTGCCGACGGGGACATTCTCATTCGACCGTGCGGAACGGAGGAGGAACTCATCGCCGAGGACAAGGCGCTGCACCACTGCGTCGCCTCCTACGCCGAGCGGCACGCGCGGGGAGAGCTCACGATCTTCTTTATCCGGCGGAAGGACAAGCCGGATGAGCCGTGGTATACGCTCAACTTCAACGAGAAGAAGCTATCGGTGACGGAGAACCGGGGCATGTGCAACTGTGCGCGCACCGAGGAGATACAGAACTTTGAAAATACATGGCTGGAGTGGATACGCTCCGGCCGGAAACGGAGGACAAGCGCAGCGTGAATGATTTGATCAAAACGGAGGATATGACGCCGGAGCAGCTGGGCGGCGAGATCCGGCTGCTGACGCGGCAGGCGCGGCAGATGGTGCTGGAATACGGAATCCAGATCGGGTACCGGCTACAGCTTGCGAAGGACAAGATAGGCGAGGACTTCGCCGGATGGGTAGAGCGCGAGACGGAGATCAGCAAGTCGAGCGCGTACCGGTTCATCAAACTCTACAACGAGTACGGATCCGCGCAGGGGTCGCTTCTGGGCGTGGAGAACATTTTCCCAACGTTGGGGAAAATCAGTGTTTCCAATGCTTTGCGGCTTTTAGCCGTGCCGGAAGAGGAGCGGGAGGACTTCGCCCGCGAGGTGGCCGCCGAGCGCAATGGGTAACAAGCCATGCTGTTTCTGCTATCCGGGCACGCCGATGAACTATTTTCAAAGGAAGGAGGAACAGAAAGACATGGGAAACACGGAATTTACGGAAAAGGCAAAGAAACTCGTTCGGGAGTACACCGCGGATCACCTGGACAAAGCGGACGAAACGCCGGCCTTTGAGGTGTTTGTGGTTTGGAACGCATACATTCTCGGAAACATGAAGGCGCTTCTCTCGACGACGCTGCCGGACGGTATGTATTACGAGGTCACATACAACAAGGCGAAGAACGAGATCTATCTGGACGCATACAAGAAGTTCGAGAATATCTGCTTCGCCGTCTGAAATGCGAAAAAAAGCCCGCCGGGAGACCGGCGGGCGGCGTGCTAGGTATTGCGCTTTCTACGAATGATGTTCGAGATAAAAGGCGATCAAACGAACGAGATAATCGGGAGGCTGACGTTTGCCGCCTTCCCAGTTCTCGATCGTGCGCTTGGGAATGCCGAGAAGATCGGAGAATTGCTGCTGCGTGAGGCCGGCAGAAGTGCGGAGGGCGCGGATGTCACTCATCGGAATCCTCCGCGGGAAACGGCGTGTAGTCCCAAATGATGCCGCCATCTACCCACTCGCCGTCATCGTCGAAGTCATTCTCTTCGACGTAATACTCGGTGAACAAAGTGCGGTACAAACCGTTAGCCTGAAAATCTTGGATGGAGCTACGATAACCGCCGGAGGCGAGAGCGGCGTTGGCTTCTTCTGCGGTAGGAAATTCGGCGAGCACTTCCGGCTCGACATCGTTGCCGGCGGCGTACAGAGCGGACAGGGTGTGCTTGTCGCGGCGAGAAATCTCTATGCTGGCCTTGCGAAGCTGGAATTTTTTCATATGCGTGTTCCTTTCTGGCCGGAGGCCGATCAAACTAATTTGTCTTTGCAAATATAATATATCACCCGTTGGGTGATTTGTCAAGGGGAAAAATCAAAATTTCTGCTTTGATTTCTGGTGCCGGGGTACGGCGGCGGAAATGAGGGCGGAAAAGCCTGCGGCGATACTTTATATAATTCGCGTGCGCGTGCGCGAATTTTTGCGGACCTGTTAAAAGGCTATCTTTAGGACGGAGGATGAAAAGGAGTGACGGCTTACATGGAGTACAAGATCATTTCGGGACCGGTGACGGAGATCCGCCGCGGCTGGATGCCGACAAAGAGAGGCGGCCAGCGCGTTCGGCGGGGAACAAAGGCGAAAAAGTCGAGTATTGAAAAAATCAAACGCAACGAGACGGACGCCATAAAGAAACTCACCCGAGTGCTCAACTGCAATTTCCGGATGGGGGATCTGTGGCTCACCCTTACTTTTCCGGGGAAGGAAGAAATAAACTGGGAGACCGCTCAAACGGCGTTCGACCGGTTCCTCCGAAAGCTCCGCGAGTCGTATCGGAAGGAACAAGGGGCGAACATCAAGTTCGTTTACTCCCAAGGCCGGAAAGATGAGGACGGAAACGATGCCCGGCCACATTTTCATCTCGTCATGCCGGCGGCGGACTATGAGCTCGTCTGCGCTCTCTGGCCACAGGAGGCGGTGACGTACCGCCGTCTTGACGGACGGAAGGATCATGTCAAGATTGCAGAGTATATGATACGAAACGCCAAGGGCGTACCGGGGAAAAAGAAATACCACACGAGCCGCGGGTTAGAAAAGCCTGTCTATACGGAACCGGTGCCGGTGTACATCAACAGCAAGATCGAACTCCCGAAAGACGCGATCATCTGTGAGCAGCATAAAACACGGGATTACGAGAGCGGGTTTACCTCGGAGTATGTCCGCTATATTCGACCGGAGAAGGAAAGAAAAGGCAACGGCGCGCGCGTCTCTGCGCGTTCTGTTAAAACAAATGTCAACCGGGGCGACAATCCCTCCGGCGGCGATGCCGCCACCTCCCTTTGCACAAGGGAGGCTAAAAAGGAGGCGAAGAATTGAAATTCCGGCCGATGAAGGGCTGCGGGGCGGTCTGGCAGCAACGCATAGTTCACGCCTTTCTGGAGGCGTACCGGAATCTGCCGCCGCCGGCGCAGGACGAGATCCGGAAAACGATAGAGAGTACAGCGACAGGGCAGGCCGAGGGGCGTGCCCTCATCGCCGTGCTGTTGAAAAACAAATCGCCGGAGACGGTGAGCCGCGAGACGAGCGTGCCGGTGGGCCGGATCTACGAGCTGCGCCGGAATTTCTATGCGGCGTACTGGCCGATGTGAGGAGGGAGAGACATGGCAAGAGATATCACACCGCGGCAGAAGAAGTTTGTGCAGGAATATCTCCGGAGCGGAGACGCTACGGACGCCGCCATCGCCGCGGGGTACAGCGCGAAGAGCGCGGCCTCGACGGCCTCGAAGACGCTCAAAATGCCGGGCGTCATTGAGTACCGGCGGGAACTGGAGAAGAAGCTCTTTGACGAGATGGGCATATCGAAGGCGTGGATCGGGCGGCGGCTGGTGGAGATTGTGGAGCGCTGCACGCAGAAGACGCCGGTGCTGGAATGGAACCCGGAGACGCGGCAGAAGGAGCCGAACGGATTCTGGGAATTTGACGCGAACGGCGCGATCCGCGCGCTGCATGAGCTTGCCGAACACATGGACTTCGCCGAGGGTGAGCAGAGCGCCGCCGAGAGCATTGAGGACTGGCTCGCAAGGCAGGAGGGCTCGAAGCTGTGAACCCGTGCATAGCTATGGACTACATCGAGAATTGCCTGAAGATCAAGACGAAGAGCGGGACGGTCGTGCCGTTCCGGCTGAACGACGCGCAAAGGAAGCTCTACGCTGTGGCGAAGCGGCAGCAGGACGCGGGGAAGCCCGTGCGGCTCATCATTCTCAAAGCCCGTCAGCTCGGCTTTTCCACGCTGACGGAGGGCCTCATCTTCCACGCCTGCGCGACGCGAAAAAACGTAAACGCGCTGATCGTTGCGCACCGCGAGGACGCGACGGCGAACCTTTTCCGGATGAGCAAGCTGTTCTATGACGAGCTGCCAGCGCCGGTGAAGCCGATGCTGCGCGCCTCGAACGCGCAGGAGCTGGTATTCGAGAACCCGTCGAAGCTCCGCAGCGAGCGGGAGGCAAGGCCGGGGCTGCGCTCCCGGATCCGCTGCGCCACGGCGGGCGGGCGCGGCATCGGCCGAAGCGACACGCTGCAATGCGTCCATCTTTCGGAGTACGCCTTCTGGCCGGACGGCGCGGACGGGAAAGCCTCCACGCTTGCCGGCATTTTACAGGCCGTGCCGAGTCTGCCGGGCACGATGGTCGTCATCGAGAGCACGGCGAACGGCTTTGAGGACTTCAAGGAGCGCTGGGACGCCGCCGTTGCGGGGGAGAACGACTTTGAGCCGGTGTTCTTCGCGTGGTTTGAAAACCCGGACTACTCGATGCCGGTCGTGCCGGGGACGGAATGGACGCCGGAGGAGCGGGATCTCAAGGCCGCCTATCAGCTGACGGACGAGCAGCTCCAATGGCGGCGCTGGTGCATTGCGAACAACTGCGGCGGGAGCCTGGACATGTTCCGGCAGGAGTATCCCGCCTCTCCCGGCGAGGCGTTTCTCCACAGCGGCACGGGCGTATTCGACAACGAGCAGATCGTTCTCCGGCTGGAACGGCTGCCCGAGCCCGCCGGGCGCGGAGAGTTTACAGACGGCGAGTGGACGGAGAGCGAGACCGGCGCGATCACGCTCTACGAGCTGCCGGAGGATGGCGTTCCGTATGTGCTCGGCGGCGACACGGCGGGCGAGGGCTCGGACTACTTCACGGCAATCGTCATCGACAACGTGACGGGGAGGATCGCTGCCAAGCTCCGGCAGAAATACAGCGAGCCGGAATACGTCCGGCAGATCTATGCACTCGGGAGGTTCTACAACGATGCGCTTGTCGCCATAGAGACGAACTTCTCCACCTACCCGGTGATGAAGCTGCAGGAGATGGAGTATCCGAATCAGTACAGCCGCGAGCGGGAGGACACCTACACGCGGCAGATGAGGAAGAGCTACGGCTTCCGCACCGACCGGCAGAGCCGCCCGCGGGCGATTGCGAATCTGGTGGAGGTGTTCTCCTCGCATCCGGAGTGGTTCACCGACCGGGAGCTGCTCGAAGAAATGCTGACGTTCTGCTACAACGAGGATCACCGGCCGGAGGCGCTCGCCGGGAAGCACGACGACCTTGTGATGGGCGCGGCGATTACCTACGCGGTGCGGCATCAGCAGCGGATGACGGTGCTCACAGAGCCGGAAAAGCCGCGGGAGAAGCTCATCGACCAGATGAAGCGGCAGAAGAGGGCGAGGAAGGCGTGGTGATGACAATCCCTCAGTCGGCTCCGCCGACAGCTCCCTTTGCACAAGGGAGCCTTACCGAGGCGGGAGAGAACGCGCTGCGATCAGCTATTATACAGCGAGTAATATTTCACAGAAATTTTTCGACCGGAGCGGGAAACTGCTCCGGTTTTTTATTTTCTGCGGCCGGAACCTCCTGCTGCTTCAACGGGTTTGACGATTCGTGAAAAGTTCACAAAAAAGTCGCCGAGCACGGACAGATATTTCGGGTTAGCCTTTAATCAGCAGGAAAAATACATCGCGGCCGCGGCAGTACAGCGGTAGAAAGGAACCCACATGGAAGAGAACATGGAAGTCGAAACTCCGGAGGAGGGCTCGGAGGGCGGCGTCGTAACCGCAGAGACCGGCGCTGAAGCGGAAGAGACCGCAGGCGAAAAGAAGCAGGAGGCCGCCGAACCTGCCAGACAGAGCCGGGAAGAGAACGCCAGATACCAGGCGGCGCGCAAGGCCGGAGAATCCGCCGGATTTCGACGGGCCGAGGAGCGCTACCAGAGCGCGCTTGCCAAGCTTGGCTTAAGCGATCCGGACGGCGGCGGGGCGATCGACTCGCTGGACGTGCTGGAGAGCTACGCCGACAAGGCGCGCGCGGCGCGGCTCAAGAAGGCCGCGGCGGAGAGCGGGCGCACCGTGCAGGATCTGGAGGAGGAAGAGGACGCAAAAGAGGTCGTCCGCAAACAGAAGCGCGAGCGGGCCGAGCGGGAGAAAGCAGACGCCGAGGCAGAGCGGCAGAAGGACTGGATCGCCCAGGACGCCGCGGCATTCGTCCGGGAGCACCCGGACGTGGATATTTCCAAGCTCGACGGAAACGCGAAGTTCCGCAGGTTCTGCGGCAGCCGGTACGGGAAGGAGCCGCTGAGCGAGCTCTATGCCGACTGGCAGGAGCTTGTGGGAGAGGAAGCCGCCGCGAAGGCGGTGGAGAAGGCCGCAAAGAAAGCCGAACGCTCCACGGGAGCGGGCGGAGGCGGCGTATCTGCCGGGCTGACGGCCGCCCAGCAGAGGGAGCTCGACGAGTGGAACCGAGAATACCCCAATCTGAAAATGACCGCCAAGGAATTTTTGGAACGCTGAAAGGAGAAGAATCATGCATCCTGTACAGAATGTGGACGGCGGCAGCGTGCTGCAGACCGCCCGCAACTATCCCATCGACGCGGCGACCGTGATCGACGCGGGCGCCGTTGTGAAGCTCTCCGGCGGCAAGGTCGTTCTGGCCGCCGCTGCGGAGACCGGAGCGATCCTCGGCATTGCCGCGGAATTTCATTCCGGCACGGAGGACGCGCTGAATCTGCGCGCGAACGGCAAGGAGATCAAAGTCTGCGACAACCCGACGCTCATCTTTGAGTGCGCCGCGCCGACGATCAAGGCCGCCTCCGGCAGCGCCACGACCATTGTGCCGGAGACCGGCGACGTGGACGCGAGCGCCGCGGACGACAGCTTCAACAACGCGATTCTCGTGCTGAAGAGCAAGGCTGCGTCCAGCACGAACACCGACGCGCTCGGCACGCAGATCGTCGTTACCGACTATGCCAAGACCGGAACGGTGATGACCAAGGCCAGCGGCGGCACGCCGTCCGCGGGCGACGTGTACGAGGTCTACCCCGTGATCGGCGCTGCCATCGGCGGCGTTGCGAGTCTCGGCGACAAGCGTCTCGGCATCACGCTCAAGACCGTGGGCGCGACGAAGATCCGCTGCATCGGCCACGACTACGAGCGCGGCACGATCAAGCTCATGGCGATCGGCCATGCGCTGACCTAAGAAGGAGGAAACAGAAATGCCTGCGAATTTCATGAACTGGGCGACCGACAACTACAAGTTTGTCGGCAAGGCGTTCGACTTTGCGTATGCCGACCGCCTCAACAAGCTGTCACCCGTCATCAGCGAGGTGAACGCCAAGAGCATCGACTACGAGCTGACCGGCTCCGGCGGCTACGGCGAAGCGCCCCGCTACGACGGCGAGAATCTCAACGAGGGCAGCCTCAAGCGCGGCTTTAAGACCGTGATCACGCCGGTCGAGTACTCGCTCTCCATCCCTGTCGGCTACAAAGAAGCGAAGATCGACAAGGCGGGCGAGACGAAGAAGGTCGGCACGAAGCTCGGCAACAGCATGGCGCTCACGGTGTATCTGCATGTGCTGCGCATGTTCGCCAACGCCTGGAACACCGACGGCCGACACAACGGCGGCGACGGCGTGAGCTGGGCGAATGCCGCGCACCCGGTCGCTTCCCGCGGCTCGCAGGGCCGCCGCTTTGAGGCGGACGCTGACGCCGGTACGTACTCCAACATCACCACGGACGCCTTCTCCGTTGCGGCTATCACGGCGGCGCAGGCACGCGCCAACCGCTTTGTGACGCCGGACGGAGTGCCGTTCCTGTGCGACTTTGACACGGTGCTGATCGCGCCGGAGCTGGAGGAAAAGGCGAAGAAGATGTTCGGCGAGAACTCCCGCCTGATGCCGACGCAGAACCCCGACGACGACACGAACGCCGCGAACCCCATCTACGGCATGCACTACATCGTGATGGGCGGTGGCGCGGACGGATTCACGAGCAAACAGTGGGCGGTGTGTGACCGCCGTCTCATGAAGGAGCTCGTGAACATCGTCTACAACACGCGCCCAATGGTGCTGCAGTCGCCGCAGGACAACCCGCTGAAGGATCTTTACACCGCGTATGCCGACTTCGGCGTGGGCTGGGGCGACGCGCGGCAGATCATCTTCGGCGATCCGGGCTGACGCTTCAAACAAACCATCGACGGGCTTTGCGAACCCCTCCGTCAGCCTCCGGCTGACACCTCCCCTGTTAGGGGAGGCAAGGGGGGCGCGGGAGCGTGTGAGGGAGAAAGGAAACGAATATGATGAAGATTGACCGTGTGCTCGCTGTTGCGGCGGGCACGAAGGAGACGAAGGTGGACTGCCACTGTCAGACCGTCGTTGTTTCCAACAACAGCGCGAATGTAGCTTACATCGCGCCGTATGACCCGAACAAGGCGCTGACAGCCGCGGCGGGCTTCCCCATTCCGGCCAACACGGTGCTTCAGGTGCCGTTCGCCGCCGGAGAGCTGGCGGTCGTAGCCTCGGCGGCATCCACGGACGTGCGCTTCCTGCTGCTGGACTGAGAAAGGAGAAACGGTATGGACAACTTCTGGAAGGCCATTGTGACCGCGGCAGCCGCGGCGCTGATGGCGTACTTCAAGCAGCTCGTTGTTCCGGTGGCGGTGCTCATCGCGGTGATGATCTGCGATTACGTCACCGGCATGACGGCGGCGTGGATAAACAAGGATCTTTCAAGCCGCAAGGGCATTCAGGGCGTGATCAAGAAGGTTTTCTACCTGATGATCGTCGCCGTGGGTATGGGGGTTGACTACCTCATCACGATGCTCGGCGGCAAGCTCGGCGTACAGCTCGATGTGAATTTCGTTGTAGGTCTGCTGGTGATCGTGTGGCTTATCATTAACGAACTCATCTCCATTCTGGAGAACAGCGGGAAGATCGGCGTGCCTATGCCGGACTTCCTCATGAAGCTGCTGGACCGCCTGAAGCAGACCACCGAGAAAAAGGCGGAGTTCGAGGAAGCTCCGCCGGATAACTGATTATGTGAGGGAAACAGGGCGGGGTGACTCGCCCTGTTTTCGGTAAAAAGGAGGAAACGATATGACGCTCGGAGAAGCGAAAAACAAGGTATACATGCTCCTCGACGAGCACAGCGCGGGCGGCGAGATCGAGCACGACGAGGACATCGAGAAGAAGATGACGGCGTTTTTCGACATGGCGCAGAAGACGCTCGCGCAGATCAGGAAGATCCTCCGGGAGGAGGTCATTGTCCCAACGTTGGGAAAAACCGTCTACGCCATGCCGGAGAATTTCTACTCGCTGTACCGGATATGGGCGGACGGGAAGAATGAGACACGGCGCTTCCGGTGGATGGGCGGAAAGCTCGTCATTCCGGAGGGGTGCGCGGAGGTGACGGTCGAATATTTCGCCATGCCGCAGACGATCCCGACGGATGCGCCGGACAGCTACGAATTTGAGATCGCGCCGGACGCCTGCGAGTGCATGCCGTACTATGTGGCGGCGCAGCAGCTCCTCCCCGATCTCGTGATGGACTACGGGGCGATGCTGCAGATGTACAACTATCAGGCGTCGCTTCTCAGGACGACGCAGCCGGGCGAAAACCGGCGCATCGCGCAGAGCCTTTTCCGGGGGTAAGCCATGGCGAAGAAAACAGGGGTAAGCATCCGGCAGAGCGTTTACAAGACGTTCCGCGGCGCGGACTTTTCCACAGACCCATCCCTCGTGGATTATTCCCGCAGCCCGCTTTGCACGAACATCGTGGCGGACGGCGGCGGGATGCCGCAGAAGCGGCTCGGCTGGCGGAGGATCTGGCAGAAGGACAAGCCGGTATACGGCCTGTTCGCCGGAAGGTTCGACGGCGCGGAGAAGAAGCTCGCGCACATCGGCACGGCGCTCTATGCCTGGGACGACGAGACGGCGCCGACGGAGATACTCACGGGACTGCCGGAGAGGCGCTCACGCGCCGCGTATCTGGCCGGGAAGCTCTGGATAGTAACGGGAGCAGGCTTCTATGTATACGATGGCACAGCGGCGCACAGAGCCTCACAGAACGCATACATCCCGACGACCGTTATCACGCGCAGCCCAACGGGCGGCGGGCAGAGCTATGAGAATGTCAATATGCTCACGCCGTACCGGAAGAACGCTTTCCAGACGGACGGCACGGCGACGGACTTTCAGCTTGACGGAGACATCGACGCGACCGGCACGGTGCGCGCATGGGTGTTCGGCGAGGAAACGACGGCGTTCACACTCGACCGCGAGAAGGGCATCATCAAGATGAACACGGCTCCGGCAAAGCCGACGGCCGGTTCGGAGGACGGGCTGGTGGTGGAGTTTCCGCACACGGTGGCGGGCTACACCGACCGCATCGACAAGTGCACGATCATCACGACCTACGGCATCGGGACGAACGACCGCGCGGTGCTGAGCGGGAACGAGGATCTCCCGAACGTGGACTGGACGAGCGGGATGAACGATCCGACGTACTTTCCAGACCTTCTGTACAACGAGGTCGGGAGCGAGGCCACGGCGATACTCGGATACTGCCGTCTCGGAAGGTCGCTCGGCATCGTGAAGGAGGACAACGGGCAGGACAGCACGATCTATCTGCGCACCGCAGAGCTGCAGGACAGCGAGATCGCGCAGCCGCAGCAGCAGGCCGTGGCGGGCGTCGGATCCATCGCGCCGGGGAGCTTCGCCTCTCTGCTGGACGATCCGCTGTTTCTATCCCGCAACGGGGTAATGGCAGTTGCGACGAACAGTTACACGAGCGAGAAGATCACGCAGGGCCGCAGCTTCTATGTGAACAACAAGCTCAACGACGAACCGGAGCGGGAAAAGGCCGAGGCGGTGATCTGGAATGGCATGTATATGCTCGCTCTCCCGAACGGCCACGTCTACGCGCTGGACGGGCGGCAGAACAAGACCTACCGGAGCGCGGCGCTCGGCGACTATGTGTATGAGGGATACTATTTCGAGAACATCCCCGCCTCCTGCTGGCTCAACCGGCGAGCGGGCGCGGAGGAATCGCTGTACTTCGGCACGGCGGACGGGCGGATCTGCAAGCTCAACACGGACATCGAGGACATGAGCCGCTACAGCGACGACGGCGCGGCCATCTCCGCCGTGTGGGCGACGAAGTACGACGACGACGGCACGCCCGCGGTGCTCAAGACGCTTTTAAAGCGCGGCTGCTGCGTGACGATCAAGCCGTATGCGCGCTCGAGCGCCGAGGTGTACATCCGCGCCGACCGTACCGGCGGGCACGAAAAGAAGGTAGCCGGAAAGCCGATGGACATTCTGGATTTTTCCGACATCGACTTTGAGCGCATCACGTTCAACACGGACGAGAGCCCGCAGGAGATCTTCCTCAACCGCAAGGTGA